GGATTTATTTTTGTTTACATCTAGAGGTTCAGTTAATGATAAAGAAACAATGCCTTTAGTTATTCGTGAGGCAATTTCATATCAAATCCCAACATTAATTTATAATCTTGAAGTATACCAAAACTATTTTGACAAATTTAACACAGTTAATTATCTTGAATTTAATAGTTTTGAAAGAAATTGTGAATTAATTAAGGAAACTGTTGAAGATAATAATGTTATTAACATTGATCAAGAAGTTATTATAGTTTCTACATATCCTACGCAGCAAAGTGTAATTGATACTACAAAAGAATGTATTGAATCTTTTAAAAAAACAGGTAGGAAAATTATATTAACATCTCATGCTCCAATTCCTTTAGAATTACAAGAATTAGCTGATTATTGCATATACGATAAAAACAACCTCCTAACAAAACATGATTTTTATCATCATTCATGGGTTGATTATGGTCATTTTAAAGTAACTACTCTTCTTCAAGGTGAAGATAATGACATTTATCATGGACCAGCTGTTTATACTAATTACTATAATGCCGCCTCTTTAGCTTCTAGTTTAGGATTTAAAAAATTGTATTTTATAAATTATGATTTTAGTTTACTTAATCCTGATTTTATAAATGATATTTCTATTAAATTAAATAGCAAAAAGGCATATGTAGATGAAAGATTGTATCCCGAAGGTATGGTTAGTTCAACTTTTTTCTTTGGTATTCAAACTAATTTTTTCTTTGAAACTCATAAATTAATCTCTACAGCAGCTGAATATGACAATTTAAAAAATGGAGTAGGAAGTTTATCTAATGGTTATGAAAATATATTTTACTTTACTTTACAACCTTATAGAAATCAAATTCACGTAGAATCTACTGAAAATTGGGATAAATTAATTGAAGAAAATTTTATTCATAAAAACTTTTCACGTGTAGAATATACTACTGTTTTACCAACAAATTTAGAAAATCACTTTGCAATTTATTATCAAAATTCAAATGAAACTGATGATAGAATTTTAATTGTAGATGCTTTTGAAGAAGATAATGAAATTTTTACTGAAACAGTTAATATTACTGGTAAATTTGCTTGGTATAGATTATATCCTTTTATAGGAAACACAATAACTATTAATTTTAGTTTTTATGATGCTAGTAACAATAAACTTTTAAATAAAAAAACAATTATTGTTGATCAAAACTACATAAATACAAAACTCCATTTAAACGGACATCTAGAAAAAGTTATATGAAAATCTGTCAAGTAAATCCAGGTTGTGGAATCCCAGTTCCCCCACCAGCATGGGGTGCTATTGAAAAAATTGTATGGGAATTTACCTGTAATTTAAAAGAATTAGGACATGAAGTAGATATTAAATTCGCCTCAGAAATTAATAAAGGTGAATATGATATAGTAATGGTTCATGTAGCTAATTTAGCATTAGAACTTTCAAACAGAGGAATTCCTTATATATTTCAACATCATGATCATCACGCTTATCATTATGGTAAAGACTCAGATGTTTATAAACAGAATAGAGAAGCTATGGCCAGATCTATTTTTTCATTAGTCCCAGCTCGTTATTTAGTTGAATATTTTGATTTACCTAATGTGTATTATTTTTCACATGGTGTAAACACAGATATTTTTTACCCAAATGAAACTCCTCCAATATCTCACAACTTATTAATGTTAGCAAATAATGGTTTAGGAGGTTATGGAGCTTATGATAGAAAAGGATTTGGATTGGGACTTCAATTAGCAATGGCCTCAAATTTACCAATTACAATTGCTGGACCTAAAAATAATGAAAATTGGCTTGAAGATAATCCATGGGTTAGAGGTTATCCTAAATTAACAATATTGTGGGAACCATCAAATGATGATTTAAGACAACTTTATACTTCTCATACTATATTTTTGCATCCTAGTGAATTAGAAGCTGGTCATCCTAATTTAACTTTATTAGAAGCTGCAGCTTGTGGTTTACCTATACTTGGATGGATTGAAGAAGAAACTACATTCCATGGATTGTGGAGAGCTCCTCGTGATTTAAAAGAAATGTTAAGAGGTTTAACAGATATTACTCAAAATTATTTAAATTATAGACAACGTTCTATAAATACTGCTCAAGAATTATCATGGTTTAATCGTTCAAAAGAATTAATTAATTTGTTTAATGAATATGCGCACTAAGTTTTATACAAAAAATGATCAAATAATAGACATATCAACTTGGGATACCTCAGGTGATATTAATGATTTAAGTAATAGATATGGTTGGGAAGGAGCCATGGCTTATGGTAATTTAATTTATGATGAATTGAATGCTTATGGTCCTGGTATGCAACATGGAGATATCTATTTAGATTTAGGTGCTAACATAGGAATGTCAGCTCTTAGAGCAGAATCTAAAGGATGTTCCAAAATTTATTGTGTTGAACCCGATCCAGGAGTATTTGAAGCATTAAATAAAAACAAGAATTATAATTGGATTGTCGATAATGTAGCTATTGGTCCTGAAAAAGGACATATTGATATTCCAAAATGGCCTAATTGGTGGGAATTACAACCAATTCAATGTATAACTTTAGATGAATTTTTCTCAAAACATAATCTTACAAAAGTAGATTATATGAAATGTGATATTGAAGGTCATGAAAAATATGTTTTTGAAAATGTAAGTCAAGTTACATGGGATAAAGTACAAAAAATATTCTTTGAATATCACGAAGACGTAGAAAATTTAAGTGATGAACAAAGAGATGAAGAAAGACTAAAATTTGTTCAATTTTTTGATAGTAAAGGTTTTAATAATCATTTTGTATCTTTAGGATATTATCAAAGTTTTATATATTACTGGAAATCATGAAAGAAGTTTTAATTAATGAGTATGGTAACACTAAAATATTAGCAATACCACATAAAACCCCAGAAAATACTTTTAATATTAATTTTGTAGATGGAGCTTTTGTTGAAATTTTAGGTCCTTTACAAAAAGAATATAATATAAAATTTATCAATAGTAAAACAAATAGAGTATTATTTGAAAATACTATTACAAATAATATGTGGACTAAACCTAATATAAAATATTTGGTTAAATGGAAAATTGAAATATATGATAAAGAAGATAATTCTTTAGTTTTAGAACATATTTTTAACCCCACAGGAAAACGAGTTTATGTTCATATAGATTCTACAGCATTAGGAGATACATTAGCTTGGTTTCCAATTATTGAAGAATTTAGAAAAGAAAATAATTGTGAAGTAATATGTTCTACATTCCACAATGAATGGTTTAAAAACAATTACCCAGAATTACATTTTGTAAAACCTGGAGACGAAGTACCTGATTTATACGGTATGTTTGCTATTGGTTGGTTTTATGATGACAAAAAAGTAGTATTTGATAAAACACCAATTGATTTTAAAAAATATCCTTTACAACAAACTGCTACTGAAATATTAGGAATGAAATATAGAGAAGTAAAACCTATTGTTACTACTCCTAATAAAAAAACAGATATTGAAGGTAAATATGTTGTAATAGCACCACATGCTTCGGCTCATGCTAAGTATTGGAATTATAAAGGAGGTTGGCAAACTGTAATTGACTATTTAAATAGTAAAAACTATAAAGTAGTTATGTTAACCGCTGAACCTTTAGGAGATGAATGGCATGATTCTAAACTTGGAGGAACATTAACTGGAGTAATTAATAAAACTGGATTTGATATTTCTATAGAAGATAGAATGGTTGATATTCGAGATGCATCTGCTTTTATTGGTGTAGGAAGTGGTTTAAGTTGGCTATCATGGTCATTAAATACTCCAACTGTCCTTATATCAGGATTTAGTTATCCTTATACAGAAATGCAAGATTGTGAACGAATATTTCCTAACAATCCTAGAACTTGTAGAGGTTGTTTTAACCGCCACTGGTTAAACCCAGGTGATTGGGAATGGTGTCCTGATCATAAAGATACTCCTCGTCAATTTGAATGTACAAAAGTTATTGAACCTTCTCAAGTAATTGAATCTCTTAATAAACTTTTAAATATTTATTAACATGGAAAATAAAGTTTTAACACCAGAAGAGTTATCTAAACTACAAGAACTAAACGACAAAAGAGGAGATTTAGTTGAACGTTTTGGAATTCTTGAAATTAATATACAAGATTTAGAATTACAAAAAGAACAATTAATCGAAGAGTTATCACAAATTAAAAAAGCTGAAGTAGAAATTGGCGCTTTGTTACAAGAAAAATATGGTGATGTAAACATAAATTTGTCCACGGGAGAAATAATCTCAAGATAATTTTGAGAAAGTTTAACATATTTATAACAAAACAATAATTAACTCTACAAAATGGCAGAAACATTAATATCTCCGGGTGTATTAGCGTTAGAAAACGATAACTCATTTGTATCTTCTCAACCAATAACCGTTGGAGCAGCTATTATCGGTCCTACAGTAAAAGGACCTGTAAATGTACCGACTGTAGTTACGTCTTATAGTGACTATCAAAACAAATTTGGTACTACCTTTTTAAGTGCAAGTCAAGTTTATTCTTACTTTACTTCAATTACTGCTTACAATTACTTTAATAATGGTGGTCAAACATTATTAGTAACAAGAGTAGTAACAGGTTCATTTACAGAAGCAACAACTGCAACCGGTTCAGGAACTCCAATTTTAGCAAGTGGATCTGTAGAAGCTTTGATACTTAAAACTATTTCTGAAGGTGAAATTATGAATAATACTGGTAGTATGGATGCTAGTGGTTCTTTAATTTCAGGTTCAGCAAATAACGTTAGATACCAAATCGCAAACCGTGATACATCTTCAGGTACATTTAGTTTATTAATTAGACAAGGTGATGATAATACCAATAATCCTATTGTATTAGAAACTTGGACTAATTTATCAATGGACCCAACAGCTCCAAACTATGTTTCTAGAGTAGTTGGAGACCAATACAGACAATATAATACTGTAGATAATCAAATTGAAGTAATTGGTACTTATCCAAATAATTCAAGATATGTTTATGTATCTTCTGTATTAACACCAACCCCACTTTATTTTGATAATACTGGTTTACCTAAAGCTCAATACACATCTTCAATACCTTTAAATGGTTCAGGATCATTTGGTGCTGCTACAGGTGCTTTATTCGTAGGACCAGCAGATTATTACAATGCAATTGATTCAGCTACTACAGCCCCTCAAGGTATTTCAGCAAGTGCTTATACTGATATGATTAGATTGATGGGTAATGCTGATGATTATAGATATAATGTATTATTAACTCCTGGTTTATGTGCTTCAACAGCTAATTTAGGTTCATCTCAAATTACTACAGCAATTAACAATACTCAAAATAGAGGAGATGCAATTTATGTAACTGATTTAGTACCATTTAGCTCAAGTATTTCAGAAGTAACTACTCAAGCAAATGCTAAAAATACTTCATATGCTGCTGCTTATTGGCCTTGGCTTCAAACAATCGATCCAGATTCAGCTCAATTAGTATGGGTACCAGCTTCAACTTTAATAGGTGGTGTTTATGCTTACAATGATAATGTTTCTGAACCATGGTTTGCACCAGCAGGTATCAATAGAGGTGGTTTAAGTACAGTAGTAAGAGCTGAAAAGAAATTATCTCAAGCTAACCGTGATACTTTATATACAAACAAAGTTAATCCAATTGCAACATTCCCAGGAACAGGAGTTGTAGTATACGGTCAGAAAACATTACAAACTAGAGCATCTGCTCTTGATCGTGTAAATGTTCGTAGATTATTAATCCAACTTAAGTCTTATATTTCTCAAGTAGCTCAAAACTTAGTGTTTGAACAAAACACAATCGCTACAAGAAACCAATTCTTAAGCCAAGTTAATCCATACTTAGAATCAGTACAACAACGTCAAGGTTTGTATGCTTTCAAAGTAGTAATGGATTCAAGCAACAACACTCCTGATGTAATTGATAGAAACCAATTAGTAGGTCAAATTTACTTACAACCGACTAAGACTGCTGAATTCGTTTACTTGAACTTCAACATCTTACCAACTGGAGTAACTTTCCCTGGATAATTTTTTAAAAATTGAATATTTATAACAAAAGAAAATAATTAAAATAACATGGCAATCTTAGATCCAAACGAAATATTTTTCACAGCCTTTGAACCAAAGCAACCCAACCGATTCATTATGTATGTAGACGGTATTCCGTCGTATATTATTAAAAAAATATCGGCTGTGACGTTCGAACAAGGTGAAGTAGTATTAAACCATATAAACGTTTATACTAAAGTAAAAGGTAAAACCAAATGGAGTGATTTAACAATGACTTTATTTGATCCTATTACTCCTTCAGGTGCTCAAGCAGTAATGGAATGGGTACGTTTACACCACGAATCAGTAACTGGACGTGATGGTTATAGCGATTTTTACAAGAAAGATTTAACTATCGACGTATTAGGTCCTGTAGGTGATATCGTTTCTGAGTGGGTAATTAAAGGTGCATTTATTAAAGGTGGTAACTTTGGTGATTATGACTGGGATACAGCGGATCAAGCTGTTAACATAACATTAAATCTTGGTATGGATTACTGTGTGTTGAATTTCTAATTAAAAATACAAATAAATCAAAGAAAGCTCGCGATTTTTGCGAGCTTCTTTTTTTCTTATATATTTATATAGGACAACAAAGTTATAACAAATAAAAATTATGGAAGAAAATAAATTTGATTTCCCCACAGAGATGGTGGAATTACCCTCAAAAGGTTTACTTTACCCTGAAACCTCCCCCTTATCTTCTGGAAAAGTTGAAATGAAATACATGAC